AGGCATTCGTTCATGATAGCCCCTTCACCTCGACGGAGGGCTTGATTGATTTAGTACCTTGAGACCAGCTTCCGCAATCTCTGCACTGATATCGTTGATAAGTCCCAGTAGACGAGACAGCATTACCACGCTTTTGAAGTCTAGTCCCAGCACAGGTGGGGCACACAGCACTATCGGCAAAAAGATTACTATTAGGATGAGATTTAATCCATGGAAGAAGACGGCAATACAGAGATTCAAGCAAAACGACATCTTGAATATTATACGTTTCCATACGCTGCCAAGCATCTTTATCTCCATTCATGCACTTGACCCAAAGGTCATGTCCTTCGTGTTCTTGTTTCTTTCCTAGACCTAATCGCTGAGCAACGTAGTCCAGTTTGTTGCTAGGAAAACGGAACTGGCTACGAGCAACACGTAAAAGGTCAATCTGTTTATAAGGTGATGGCGGACTATAATGATGTAAGAGAAATTCCTTGTTAAGAGTAGGAATGTCAAACTTAGTACCATTATAATGAATGACGGCATCTGCAGCATTGAGTAAGTCATAGATACCTTTCAGCATCTTCTTTGGTTTAGACTGGTGAACAGAATCAAATATGATTTCATCTTCACCAAGCCACTTAGCAGCCCAGCAAAGTACATACGAAGATTCCATTAGTTGATTGATTCCAACGTTCTGTTGCCATAAGCCCCAGACATGTGCTACGTTAGGTGAGGACTCTATATCAAGTAATAGTATCTTCATTATTTATTTCCATGTTTTTTAGCTTTTTTGCTTTTAACAGGGAAACTTGGTAGGTCTTCTTTATCGGCTTGTTCTTCATGTCCACGAAGGATAGCTGCTCTCATCTCTTTTACTTCAGCACTAGCGTATTCGTTAAGTTCAAATACTTGGCAGAAAGTATCCATTAATTTTGAACAATGTAAATCAATATTGTATTCAATAGCCATGATGTAATTGTGTTCATCATCTTCGGACAATAATTCAGGATGGTCGTACATTCTCCATCTTAGCATTGAAACTTGGTCTTTAATAGCCCAGATATTCATAATGTCATTTTCTAAATCAAATCTGTCTTTGCTCATTTGCTTTCCTCACTAGGTTTACGAAGTGTTCTAAATCTACTATTGCTAAGGGTTTGCTTCTGTTCTGTTTGATTACCACTAGAGGCTCTGCGTCTCCATGGGTTGTTGCTTGCTCGTAAAACTTATAGACTGCTATCTTGGCTAGATTCTTACACTCAACGTTATAGAAAAATCTTTTTAAACCAGCTTCCGATAACTGAACGTCCTCTCCCTGTGCTCCCATGCTTGTGCTCTTTACGTCTCGTTCCGTCAACATCGGGAAAGAGCGAAGTATTAGGTCTCTCGTAACCTGCTGCAACAGTCGGCCTTTTTGTTTTGCTGAGCTTGTCTTCATTTAACCACCCTATTGGCTCCGCTTCCACAACTGCGTCGGGATTCCTAACACCCTCGAAGACATTCCAGAGAACTTCTTTTTTAGCGAAGTTAGTGAATAGTCCGACTTCCAATCCGAAAGCTTCGATTTCCCAAGGCAGTGAGTAATAGTCCACTGCATCACTGTCAATGGCTTCACTTTTCCACTCCGTTTGACTGTCATTTAAATCTCCCTCGACATACTGTTTAATATGCACAAACTCGTGTGCAAGTGTTTTTAATATTTCTACACCACTGATGTAAGGATGGAGTTCAATTAAGAATTCCCTTGCTGCACCTTTGGTGTTCCTTTTCTCAATACTACTGTATCCAAAAGCATCCAAATGCTTATTAAACTTAAGAGTAATAACAAGATGTCTGAGGAGTTGTTTAGTGAATAATTGCTCAGCATAGAACTGAGAAGCTCGTTGAACATATTCATTAAACCTTTCGTCAGAGTGTCCGTGATTGTTTAGTAATAATATCATTTATAGCCCTTCGGTGGGAGGCTGCCAGAGCTGGTTGGTTTCTCTTCTAAGCCATAGCAATTGGCAGTTTTCGATTGTTCGTTCTGCATTGCCACCGTAAGCTTCGACACAAGCAGTATACATTTCTGCTGCACTTTTACATCCTTCAAGCCTTTGTTTAGCCTTAACAGGGCCGATGCCTTTGAGACCAATGATGTTATCAACTCTGTCACCTGTTAGTACCTGTAAGTAAAAGTTTAAAAGTGCTTCTTCTTCTGTTACTACTGTCATTTCTTTCTTGACAAAGTTCCAATGATTGCCACGAAGCTGTAGGAAGTCTTTATCAATACTAGCAATAATGCTTTCGTAGTTACGTGCTACATGCTCTATCGCAATCGAATCATCCGCTTCTTGCCCGACGGAGACTTGGAAGTCCCAAGCCGACTCAAGATAGTCTCGAATAAGCTGGAGATGCTTAGGCTTAGGCGCAGTGCGGTTGCCCTTATAAGGTGCAGTTCTTGCGATGTCATTTCTAAAGTTATCCTTGCCAGTTAAGTAGCCCTGGTAGGTCTCAGCTTCGAGGTCCTCCCAGAGCATAGTCTCAATAAATGTAGCCACACGAGATATAACAATCTTCTCATTCTCTTCTTCAGTAGAGAAGCCTATGCGGTATCCAATAATGTCTCCATCTATTAAGACGTGTGACATTACAGAACGTCGTCCATCAAAGCATCTTTAGGACTATATTCTTGTAAGTCTGTTACAACAAGCTTCTTGATACTTGCACCGAAGCCTGGGTAAGGTTTAGGAAAAGGATAAGCACTTACGATTACCTTAGCTTTACTGCCGTTGGCAATACGCACATCTGTTGGTACATCGTTACCACTACCATCAACTGCTTTGATTTCGTAGTTGCTCTTAGCAGTGATGTAACTACCTTGCTCTGGTTTATTAGGTTTGTTGTTAACCTTCAAGCCTAGCTCTTCTAATGCTGCTACATCTTTCTCTGACAAGTTGCAAAGGTCTACTTGAAACTTACTGCTCATTGAATTGCGTTCATTGAGGCAAGCCCAAAAGAGGTCTGCATTAACTGTTACTGATTTACCTGTACTCATTGTATTACTCCTATTTAGTCTGTTTAGTTGAGTTACTATTATACCACAAAATTACTGCTCTGTCACTTCTGGTGTTACCACAGCCAACTGAGCCTGTGCCTGACTACGAACCTTGTTAATCAAGGCTTCTACTTGGGCAAAAGGCAACTGCCCTAGTCCTTGTAGTATACCATTTACTTCTTGAACTGTTAAATCTAATTTAATGTTTTCCATCATTTCTCCTTAGTGAACTTCTGCCCAATTTTTACCAACATGATATTCAGCCCCGATTGGGCAACGGAACTGTAATATATCTGCTACCTCTGCTGCTGAGTGAACGACCACTTCTCCTACCATATCTCCGTGTTCCATAGGAGTTTCGATTTGCACCTCGTCGTGGACCCATGCGACCATTCTGTACGGTATCCTTTTGGCTGCAAGGTTTTTCTTGATTTGAACAAGCCACTGCTTACTGATGATAGCCCCTGCACTTTGAAGTAACGTGTTAAGCGACGAATGGGCCGACCTGACCTTAAGCTGATAACCACCAAGCCCAGGTAGTGTTCCTTTCTCAGCAAGCCTTTCAACTTTTGACTTAAGCTTCCCATACGCTGGTACTGCTTTACAGAAACGATTAATGATGTCGGCTCCTTGTTTCGGAGTAGCACCAATAACTTTACCGACCTTGGTTGGGGATGCTCCGTAGAGAGTCGCATAAAGGACAGTCTTCGCAAGGTCTCTCGTCTCAACCCCGAAAGCTTGCTTATTTCTTTCGTGGACATCACCGTAGACTGTTTCATTTATGTATGCCTCATCATTAAGGTAATGAGCAAAGCATCGAAGCTCAATACCGCTAAGGTCGACACCCACCAATACGTTTCCGCTTTCAACCGTCCAGCAAGACCGAAACTCTTTTCCCAGCACTGCCCTAGTTGCAGGGACTTGTGCCATATTAGGGCTAGAGTGAGTAGCTCTACCAGTAACAGCACCAAAACCAATGACTTTACCATGAACTCTACCATCCTCTCCTAGTTTTTCTAACCATGAATCTAACTGTGATGCTCTCTTTTGTAGTGTCAAATACCTAGCGATTGGCTTAGCCTCTGGAAGTGATACCTCACTAAGGATTGTCTCATCAACGATAATTTGTCCCTTTTCAGTCGTCTTTGTAGGTTCCCAACCCTTAGACATAAGACGCTTCGATATCTGCTGCCTTGAGCCAACATTAAACACCTCAACATCATCCTTGAGCCGTTTACCAGTCTTCTCAGATACACGCTCAGTTGTAATGGGTGGGAAGATTTTCTGTAAGGCTTCTTCAATCTCTGCCATCTCGGTCTTAATCGCACAGAGCAACGTCTGTGCATACGGTGCGTCAAGTTTGAATCCATTGCGTTCCATCTCCGAAAGAATCACCTGCACTTCATATTCCAGCTTTACAGCCTCTGGTCCTATCTTATTCTTTTGTATCTCTGCTACTAACACATCAAATACTTTAGACGTAAGCTCTACATCTCGTATGCAATACGTTACCATCTCTTCGGTCAGGCCACCATCATAGTCTGAGAAGTCAATCTTCTCAAAGCCCAGTGTCTTACCCCAAGCATCTAAACTATGTCCGCCATCTCTAGAAGAATCAGAAAGACGAGAAAGCAAAAGAGTATCTTGGCATTGGGATTTCCTAATCTGTGTTCCCCATAAACGATTAAGCAAAGGAGCATCAAAAGCAAATCCATTATGGAAAATGATAAATGTAGCATTATTTAAATATTCCTTTAAGCCTTGTGCAGAACGCCATACAGTGATGTCATTAGTTTCTCTATGTAGTGTTACACAGCACCAGATTGTATTGTGGTCTAATGTTGTTTCAATATCGAGAACAATAGTCTTCATTACCAGCACTGTACCACAGAGCCGTTTACAACACAAGTAATAACTGTGCCGTCAGGCTGCACAATAATAGTCTGTGCCTGTGCTACTGTTACTAGACAAAACAAAAATACGCTAGTAATTATCTTCATGGCTTAACTCCTATGACCCCACCCTTAATTGAATAGGGATATTCTCTCTTACGATAAAAACAATATTCTATTCCATGGTTCACAGAGTAGAACGCCTCATACTGGAAAGTCTCAAAGCATCTTGGGTCTCCTACCTGGCTATTATACAGTACGTCTCTATGTATAATAACAACCCACACAACTGAACTACTTAGGAGGAGTAGGAGTAGGCTTCTCTTTCTTCTTAAAAATAGTATCCCAATTCTCCTCAAACTTCTTCCTATCTTCCACTGGTCTAGGTTTATCACCTTTGCCTCCATCTCTTCTCATAGTTTACTCTTTCCAAAAGTCTGAAACAGCATGAGATAACAAGTAACAAAATACTATTACCAAAATAGCTATTAAAAGAACAACAATCATTTTTTCCGTTTCTCCACTGCGTTATACCAGTCTTGTAGGTAAGTAATCAAATCTTCTTTGCTATTACCAATCAAGTTTAGCTTACCGTTACATGTAACAACTTGTACCTTTGACACATGAGCCTCGTCATCTACATGGCCTGTGATGAGCAGGACTGTGTGCATCTTAGATAAGGCTAAGAGAAGAATCCTCTGCCCTACCGTCATCTTCTCACCTTCACGCTTCCACTCACCGAAGATAAACTCACCTCTACGTTCAATAATCATATCGATGTTAGATGGCATGAAGCTAGGGTTAGTCGGTATCATTCCACGTAGGAAGCCAAAGTCTACATGAGAAGCATTCGCATTACGCATAGCAGGTATCATACCTTCTCCACTTCTGTCCATGCTGCAAAGTGACATAACTGTCCGTCTTTATCTTTGCAGTAACTATACATTCCATCAACGTGTCCAAACCAATATGTATCATCAAGGTCTACATCGTCATGTGCTGGAGGTACTCTCAATTCTTCATCAGTGATTTTAAACCAATCACCTTTACTCAATTCATATAGCTTCATAGTGTCTCCTGAATCTCTAACATCCGACCAGTGTCTTTGTTGTAGAGCAAGCTTGCACAGTGAGGACTGGTTAACCCACTGAAGCGATTCTTTAGAATACTAACCCTCGTGGTGTTACGTTCCATCGGGTCTTCATGCTGAGAATTTCTAACAAGGCCAATCACGATATCGCTAAGCTGAGCAATAGCACCTGAGCCTCTGAGTTGAGACAGCGACGTTGCAGCACCCTCTTCGTGTCCCTTAGACTCAGGACGCTTTAGGTGTGAGACAACAATCAAACTAACCCCAGTCTCCTGCACGAGCATACGAAGCTTGGTCATAAGTTCATCGATAGCTTTACGCTCATCACCATTAGACTGAGAGGATACAACCATGCTAATATGGTCAAGAAAGACGTAACGGCAGTCTGCTGCCTTGGCGAAATAGCGTATACGATTGACCACATTGTCGATATCAGTACTACCAAAGTTATCCCAAAAGAAAAGCCTATCAGTGCCAAGTGTAATATCAAACGCATTCTTTAACTCCTCAGGACTAACCTCAGTGTCAGGTAAGTGTAGTGGTTTATTTAGATGGAGCGACATAATACCACGAGCAGTCTTACGTACTGACTCCTCCATGAACATTAAGCCGATATTGTCGTTGGTAGTCTTAATCAAGTGCCATAGAATCTCACGTAAGAATTGAGACTTGCCTAGTCCTGAGCCTGCCGTGACTGTGATAAGTTCTGCTGGACGGATACCGTAGGTAAGTTCATTGACTCCAGGCCAAGGGTACATGGCTGACGATTTCTCCACAGGTCGATTAACTTCGTCCCATAGCGTAGAGCCTGCGATGATTCCATCAGGTGTCCACTGCTCTGCTGCCCACCATTGCTTGATGTAGTCTGCAGTCTTTCCTGCCTTAAGGTAGTCACAAGCATCTTTAAATCCCTTCAGATGTTTAACAATCTTGCACTTATTACCTAGCACTTCAGCTACTTCGTTGACAGCCTTCTGACCGACCTCATCCGCATCAAAGCATAGGTAGATATTCTCGAATGAAGATAACCACTCATAAGCCTGTTTAACATCCTTTAGAGCTGCTTGAGCACCGTTGCGTACTGAGACGTTAGCGTACTTGCTACCACTCATCTGAAAGCCTGCTAATGCGTCTAGCTCACCTTCATGGATGGTAACAGTCTTACCACCTTTAGCAAATATATTTTGACCAAAGAGCGTAGATGTTTTCCAGTCACCAGTAATGGCAAAAGTCTTAGTTCCTACGTTGCGTGATTTTGAGGCGATGATAGCCCCTTCTTCATTCGCATACGGATAGTACTGGTTAGTCCCGTCTTGGGACACACCATAGTGCTGACACGTTGCCTGAGTAATCCCTCGGTCAGGTATCGACTTGACTTCACCTTTGACTTCAATCATAACTTTCTTTCTCGGAGTTGCAACATAATCTTCATCGCCTTTAATATGATTAAGACATACAAAACAATGCTGATGATTATCATCCCAGAGTGAATTACCATCTGAGCTACCACATGCTTCACAGGGAATATGTTTTATTAAATTACTCATAGTCTATTTAGTTTCTATTTAGTTATTGTTTCTTTAATACATACTACTAAGATGATTATTACTATTAAGAATATTATCATATTAGTATTCATCATCTAAGAAGTCATCTAGATAGATGTCTAAATCGTCTATATCACTACTGCTTAGTAAGTCTACTCTGTCTTTATAAAGTATATCATCCTTGACAGTTTTCAAACAGGTTAAACACATGTCAAGAAACTGGTTAGTGTTTACTGACTTAATCGTTGACTCATAGTCAGTCAACAAGTTGTTACAACAATAACAGCGCATAGGGTCTCCAATGCTGTTTAGAAGGCTTTAAAGGGGTCTCTAAGACTCGTTCTACTGCTGGGTGATACCTACACCTCATCTTCTTCTTCATCGCCTCCTAGAGCTTCTCCTGATACATTGTCACAATCCCAAGGAAACCACTCACAATCCATCTGCTCAGGTGAATAAGTATTAGCTCGATTAACTTCAGGCATTATCTCCATTAAGGAAAGAGTCTCGTGAATCAGATTGTGTGTTATAATATACCTCATAATAGTTTCTAAACTCCTTAGCTAATTTTCTCCAAGTAGGCATATTAGTTTCTCCTACTTCTCCTTCATACAATGTAGAAGCAATCCCACCTCTGTTTAGTATAGCGATTAACTCTGCGTCTGTCATTTTATTAACTCCTTATAAATATTTAATACAGTATCTATTACTGAGGATACTGCGAATATAATCAATAATATATCTTCTCTGTTCATATTAGTTCCTATGATAAGCGTCATGGGGATGTGTGAACATGCTGGCTAATAGTTCATCAACGGACTTAAACCATTGAATTACTTTTAAGCCGTCTGCTTGATAGATGGTAAAGCTCACTTAGCCTCCGACATCTCACGATTAAGATGGTCTAAGCATTGTGTCAATACCTTCTTTAGCTTGACAAACTTCTTAGCATCATCTCTATCAAGTGTATCC